TCCTACGATAGGCCTAGTCATAATAAGATTTCTAGAAGTATCGTAGATGTTTATGTAATACCTAGGTGCGTAGTTGTTATAAGTACAAATAGCTATATAGCCTACACCATCTAAAGTGGGGCTAAATTGAAAATTAGCATTTGGAGATGGCTCAAATTTAATAATAACTGTCATTTAGCATTCTCTTAATCTAAACTACTATTATATAAAGGCACATTGTTAGGTGGAGTGATACCCCAAGAAGATGCGCCTGTAGTTCCTAAATTACTAACTGCGGGCAATCCGTTATCTATTTTATTCAATAGATTGCTTAGAATTTGTTGTGCCGCGGATGCCGTTATTAAAGGCTGTAAAAAGTCCCATTGATATACGTATTGAACTTGTTTATCACCGCCAGGTGTTACGTCTCTGATGCTTGTTAATAGGCAATTTGTATAGGTGTATGCAGGGGTTAATACTGTAAAACTACCTCCTGATAATACGTGCTTCTCTACACCCATTTTTATAGCTTGTATTTGAGCTTGTTTTAATAAGTATCCTCCACCATTTTGTGCAGGGCAGATCATTAAAAGACTTACTTTTAAAGGTTGCTGAACTACTGCATTGGCGGCCACTTGCATACTTGCAAACGGATATTCAGCAATCTGCCAATCTTGTAACATACCGCCAGGTAAAACTTTAAATTTAGCAAAAGTAGTTCCTGATTCAAGACCAGGTATGTCAAACATTTCTGTCAAGGCTGTTATAGGTAAGAAACCGCCAATGGCTGAAGCAATACCGTCTTGTAGAACTATCGGAGATATTTCATACGCTGTGGAAAATATTGTTTGGCCTGGTGAACTCATCTAGCGGCTCCTGGTAACGCATTGGTTGTTACAGTTGAGTTATTTCCTGTGTTGTTAGAAATAATCACTTTTATTCCTTCAGGTGTAAAGTTAGACCTAGCATTTTCCATCTTAGTCATACCCGACATAATTTTTGCTAATACATCCGCATTGTTTAAATCTATAGGCGCATTTGGATTTATGCCTGTTCCTCTAGATAACGCAGCTATATAGTTTGCAGTGTTATTTTCATTTGTTGGGGCATACTTAGATATGATTCCCTGTAAGGTCATTATTTTGTCTCTGTTTTGATAGAGACGCAATTGAGCCGCCATGGCTCGTAAACCTTCTTCTTCTGTATTAAATTTAGCAAATCCGCCTTCGCCTTGTACGGCGCCGGTTTGACCTGCCCATTTTAAATCGCCAGGGTTTTTATTTCGTTCTGCTAAAGGTACGCCATTCATTAGCTTATCTACTAGCATCCCACCACCGCCTAAAACCCATTTTCCGTAAGTGCTTACGGCTTGTACGGCTTTTTGAGCAACTTCATAAGACTTACTTCTTTGCTCGTCGTCTTTTATTAAGCCTAAAAATTTAGCAGTTTCTAATAAGCCATTAGCAACAAGCAACGCGGCTGAAGCTATTTGTTTAATGCCATCTAAAAACTCTTGTGACGCTTGTTTAAATTCAGGTGAAGATAGGTAATCTATAAAACCTTTTAGAGCTTTTTTTGCTTCTTCGCTATCTATTAAATCGGTCAATGCTTTGGCAAGCCAATCTGCAAACTCAACAAGTTTAGGTATTAAGGCAGTAAGTCTGTTGATTAAAGCGGTCTCAATTTTTTGTCCTGCTTCACGCAATTTCAGCCAAAACTCTTGCCAATCTCTACTTTTTTCATCGGAGATGTCTAACTTTTTACGTAGCTCTTGGTATTTATCAATCGTTTCTTTTAACTCTTTTTCGCTCATATTAGACATACGGCGTAATTCTTCAAGAGTAAAAACTTGAGTTAAGCCCATGGCTTCAGCATATTGAGAAGTTCTACCACCTTGCTTAAATAGGCGGGTTGCATTTTGCATTAAAGCAGGCAACATATCTGCTGGAGTTTGCCCTTGGGCACCACCTAAACGAGATAATATTTGTCTACGGGCTAGATCAGATTGAATGTCTGCAACATTGCCTAATACTGATTCAGTATTAATATACTTACTTAGCGTTACACCGCCTGCACGTATATCGCCTGTAGATACCCCTAAACCTTGAGCACGGCGTCTATAGTCACTAGCTGAACTAGCTAATGTTCCGAATCCAAATCCGCTTCCTATGGCACTTAAAGCAAGCCATTTACCGACAGATAATGCACTAGATGCTAAATTTCTAGCTATAGTTCCTGTGCTAACCGCTGCTTCTCGCAACGCTTTACCGCCATCATTTAGCGCTTTATTTAAATCTTTTTGTTTTTTACCTACCGTAGCTATGGAATCGGAAATCTTTTCCCATTCCTTTTCCATAGCTTCTACGGCTTTTTTATGCTTTTCAAAAGTAGCCTGAAAGGCTTTAAACTTTTCGTCTTTTAGTTCAATCTCTATAACCGATTTTGCATTCGCCATGTTGTCAATTCCTATCGGTTAAAAAAGTGATCTACTATTAATTGCCTTAATTAAATGGCGTTGGCGATATTCTTGCACATCAGCCCAATTATTGCCAATTTCTTTCATAAATTCGCCAAAACCTTCATGGGTAAAAAACTCTAAGAGATAAGCGATGATTCCGTCGCTGTGTCTCCAGTATTCTCTTCCGGTGTCGATATCGGCAAACCATTCATGTACTCCGTAGAGGCCAAGGATGTAAGTTCCCAACTTCTTAATGCTCCTGCCATCTCCAAGAAAGAATTTCTCAGGTCCTTCGGAGCTACCTTGGAGATTGCTGTAAAAAAAACGAGTGAGCTAAGAATTTCAGCTTCCTCATCCTCATTGATAAAGTCTCTCTTTACAGCCACATCGAAAGGCATGGATTCCCAACCTCTTTCGGTGCTAATTAATACGTTTGTTAATCTGACAATCTCATTAATTAAGCCAAATTTAACTCCACCTGGGCCATCCCAATTACCTGCTTTAGTCGCTATAGACTTTAAAGCGGGGTAAGCAAGTTGCGGCGCAGATAGAGCTAAATGTGCTTGGTTAATGCTGTCAAAACATTGACTAAATACTTTGCCAATCTCTAAATAAAACTGTTCAAAAATAGCTCGACTGATTGAAGCGGAGTGAATATAAACTGCTCCGTTTTTTTCAGTCTGAACTTGCATGACTAAATTCAGATTTCGATCAATTTTCACTTTTTATCCTTATTAAGATGCTGCAAATAATTCTGAGTTAATGTTGTATACGCCTCTCAAACGAATAATTAAGCTTGCTTGAGAGCCATCAAAAGGCATCTCGTTAACTGCTTGCAATACGCAATTATTCAATTGGAAAGGTGACAAAGCTACAGAGTCAGGATATACAGTTACAGAACCCATAGTTGTGTTTGTTTCAACTTGAGTTTTATAAGCGTTACCCAAAGCCTGAGTACGTAATAGATGCAACGTAACTGTTGCATAAATATACGGCTCAGGGCTTGTTACTGCGCTTGTCATTGTGCCGATTAGCTGAGAAGTATCGCCATCAAAAGCGATGGAGATACCTTCTTTTGCTAAGTATGAAGAAGTTACATTTAATTCAGGAAAACTAGCATATACCGTACTGGCTAGTAACCGATTTAATGTGCCTTGTAACACTTGCTGATTAGCCATTATTTATCTCCTAGACCGGAATGTTAGATGCTGTTAAGTAAATAGTAACTTCAGTGAAGCCACGAGCAGGTACGAAGGTTAAGCTTAGACCGTTATACGCTCCAATTGCATAGTCACCTGGGTTCTGTGAAACATAAGTTACAAATGGAACCGCATTAACTGTTGCAGGAGATAAAATCAATCCAAAAGCAATACCGTTATTAACCAATGCTTGAGCTACTTTTTGCAATGTATTTACACCCGCTTGGTTGTAGTACAAAGGATTTGTAGGAGTATTGCTTCCGTTAATAATAGCATTTGCTAAAGCGATTTCTACGTTAATAGCTAACCAATCTACTGCGTACCAATAGTTAAATGGATTTAAGTCCATATAGGTACCCCAGAAGATGATGGTATTGCTGATACCGCCTTCTGCCCCTGTACCAATCCAGTTTACGCCCGCAGCTTTTAACTGAGTTTGTAAAACATTTGTTAGTACATAAGGTGTAACTCCATAAACGTAAGTAAATGACAAAGGATGTGCCAAATTGCTTGCGTTAGGGTTATAGCTTAATGTTGTCCAAAAGATAGCCGCTGCACTGAATTCAGTAACTGGTGCACTAGGGCTTTGAACAGTTGTAAATGCAGCTTTAAAGTTTTCCCAATGTGAGTACGTAGAAATAGTTGTAGTTACATAGAAATAAACTTTAGCAGTTGGGCCTGAGAACGTATTAGCCATAGCCCAAGCTGTAGGCTCTGTATCCCATGTTGCAGGCAATAAATAGCTGTAGAACTTAACTGTTGGATTAGCGATATAGCTAGTTAAAGCTGATACACCAACCGCAGGGCTTCCTACACCTAGTTCAAGAACATAAACTGCTTGGGTAGAACCTTGAGCAAAGAATGTTGTGGCCATAGCTGTTAGCTCTTGTACATCTTCAAGAGTATATTTACCTTGAACAGTTACTGAGCCTGGATTAGTAGCTAATGGATATGTGAATGTATTTGTGCCTGTAGAAGTCGCTAAGAATGTGCCGTTGTAGCCTGTTGGGGTTACACCTGCAATAATTACTTCAACGCTTTGACCAGAAGTGATGCCATGTGGTGCAGTTGTTGTAACTGTCACTACGCTTCCACTCCAAGTCATAGATGTAATAGCGGCTGATCCAGATAAAATACTCGCTAAATCGCTCATTTGTGTGAGCAATTGTACTGACCCCGCTGCCAAAGTAGTGGCGCCTTGAGATATAAAGGCACCAGTTCTTTGTAGCTGAGACGGGGTAGGCGCTACTTGTTGGGTAACGCTTACATTAACAATATTTGGCATAATGCCCCCTGTCTAATAATCGATTAAGCGTAGCTAACAGAAATTGTGCCGCCTGTTGGAGGCGTAACTACGATACCAACTTGGCAAGGAAAATCGAATATATACGTGCCGATTGCTTCAGGGATAACTGCTACTGCGTTAGCTACACCTGTGCCAGATACAGTTGCGTGGTCATAAATACCACCGTTTGCTGAACCTGCAACGATTACGTTAACTGTACATACACGACCTTTTACTGGCTTTAATACTGTAGATGTAGTGATATCTAAAGCTGATTTAATACCGCTACCTGAAATAACTGTTCCGGCGATAACTGCTGGTTGATTTTGTCCGACTGCCATGATTGGCTCCTTAAAGAGTGGGTTTGGGGTTAGGGTGCTTCTGTGATACTCATTACTGCTGATTCAATTAACTTTCTAGCAATGTCGTTAACTGTACTTTGATAATAGCTTACATCAAAAGTAATCGTCTTCTTCATTGCTATGATGCCGAATTCAGATTGAACTGATTTTTCATCCTGAATAACAGGCATATTAAGCAATCCAATATTATCGGTATCAATACTGTATTGAAGCACATAATTGACGAAATTCAAAGCGTCGTGATTACGTTTTCCATATATAGTTATTTTAACTGAATCTTTTACCAATTGATTAGGGCTTGAATATCTATCTAGCAATTGAAAATCTTGTAAAGCCGTAGTTTGAGCGGGGTCTATATCCACCGAAGCATAAGGTGGTGGGCTGTTAGGGGCCACCAAATATGAAGGGTACATAGGGAAAAATTGATTTAAAGTTAGCCAAATAGGTAGGCTATTGGAAACTACGGGCGTAATCGTATCAAAATCAGTCATGCTATTGATTAGCTGACTGTACATGATTGAATACAGAGCGTCTCCACGGTAATGGTAGATATCCGCTTGCTTATAAAAACTTTCTCTACGACGGAAAGCAAACTTTATGTTGTTGTAGGTAGCTACATACATCATATTTGGGTTAATCAAATTAAAGTCTTGAATAGGCTCTAAGGCCGTAAACATTAAATGATTAAATGCTGTAGTTCTATCAACTAACTGTTGAACGTCTGTCGTATGGTGTAAAGAGCCTTTAGCTTGGAAATGTCTTGCGGGTACAGGGTAATCCATTTTATCGTACTCGGATTGACCATATTGAGCCGCGTTATACAAAGCGGAATCAGACATTAAGCTAGAATTCACCCAAAATACGGATCCATCTACAGGCAGAATTAACTTCACATATAGAATAAAAGTTACTTCTTGGTTCATTGAAAGCGTATTAACACCTTCAGCGATACTAGCTCCTAAGGGCGTCTTAGCGCCTAGCGTTTCTTCTACTGTGCTCATTTCTCAATCCAACCTTTTAATGATGCTTCTAGTATGCCTGAATATATGAATGATGGACGCTTAACTCCTGTTATAACTTCAAAATATTCACCTTCAGGCGACCATTTTTTTATCTTTTTGCCTCGTTTTTGTTTGCCTTTTTCACGTAAAGTACGGCCTTCTAAAGCGGCTTTAGTAGGTATACCTTGTTCTCCATATTGTGTAGCTACTCGTTCTACTTCTTCGGAAGTGATGAAATAGTGCATGGATTCAGTTGTTTCGGCTCCTGTTTTTGCAAAAACTTTGTCAAAATCGACTGATTCACCATTAAGTATTTTAGTCAAAGCATCTGCTGAATCTTCAGCAATGTTTTTTATAATGTCATCTTTATAGGTGTTATAGAACATAGAAAAAATACCGTATTTTTCTTCTAGTTCAGAACCTACAGAGTGAGTTGTACCACCTTCAGGCTCAGGTACGTCTATGACGCCTAAGCATAACTTCATATTAGGTCAATCCCCAGAGGGTGCCCAATGTCTGTAAGTAAGCTAAAGCTTGGCGACCATATGGGTCTTTGATTCGTTGTAAATCAACTAAAGTTAAATTCTGTAAACCTTGGCCTACTGCCATAGCTTGACTTGTTGCTTGGTCAGCCGCATCTTTAATAACGCCTGCTACGAAATTATTAATTCCGTATTTTTGTCTAGCCGTCTCAAAAAAAGTCTGCCCAGTAATATCTTGTTGGTACTGTAATAATTGGCTTCCTGCCCAATTATAAACAGTCAAAGTGTAGATACCTGGGGACATCACATTGATGTCCACAGGTACCATGTCTAATGCTATTTGAAAAGCATACGCATAGCCTAAGTCATCGGGAGCGATATAAATCGTCTTAATGCCCATTACAGCTTGAGACCAAGCTACAAAGCCAGCTAAAGTAGGAGGATTTTGAATGGGTGATGTCATAGGCTAATTGTACTCAATCAAAGATTAAAAAGCATTATTTTCTTCTGCTACCTTTTTTAAGAGGTGCTGAACCTTCACGGGCCACTTGAATAGTTTGTTCAAACTTTTCACTTGAATCCGCTGCGTTCTTTTTCTCTTCTACTACTTCTACCTCTAAACCTGATTTTTGTTTCAAGCCCATTTCTTGAGCTTTAGTCGATAAAATCATGTCTGCGGCGGCGGCAGTGTTGTTTCTAGCTTCTTGAGCACGGTCAATAGCTTCTTGGTCACGTTGGCTCAAGCCTTGCTCAATAGCCTCTACGTTGATTGGCTTATCAAGTCTATAGCATTGACCACCGAAACCTTTTTTGACCTTGCTGGCTTCCATTAAACCATAAATAGAATGCTGTTTAATGATTGAATCAACGTCTGCTTGACTAGCTTCAATCATCATTTGAGCACCTGCACGGATATGATGAGAGAACGGACGTGGGTTCTCAGGCAACATATAAGTGAAATGGAATTCTTGTTTACTTGCGTTTGCGATATACAGTTTCATTTTATTTCTCCCAAAAGGGTGAGGGGATAGATCATGCGAAGTAGCGTTTTAAGTTACCTCCTACCCCCTCATAGAAAACATCCCGGCATGACTCGGAGTGTTAACATGATAGCAAAAAAACCACCCGAAGGTGGCTTTTTTGTTTTTTACTACTTAGTAAGCAGCAGATAGGATTGTCAATGCTTCTGGACGGATACCCCAACCTGAAGTCGAACGCATAGTGTAGAGAGTAGTAATACCACCGTCTGCAATAGGAGTTGGAATTTCAGTTGGTGCAGATACGTCTGTCAACATCAATGAAGTAGCTGTTTGATTAGGTGTCAATGAAGCGAATACGTTAGTATTGATTGCATTGTTTGCTTTAGGAATCTTCAATTCTGGAGCAATTAACAAGATAGCATCAGTACCGCCAGCGCCTTGACCAATTAGTGTGTCATCAGCCGCGAAGCTAACGTCATCGCCACCCGCCCATTGAGCAACAGTCTCAACCAAGCCAGCAGCAGTTTCAACACCAGCACCAATACGTTGGAACTGAGTTAAAGAAACTACGCCAGAGTAGCTGATTTGGCTAATGAAGCGTTGTGGAGCCAAGAATACTAAACGTAATGGTTGACCGATTTGAAGAGTACGTACTTTCAACGCACCAATCAAATTCAACAAGTATTGAGCCAATTGGCCTGAATCCCATGTTGAGTAGCCAACATTACCGTTTGTATCAGCACCTAAAGATGCAGTAGTTGCACCAGCAGTGTTCAACAAGCCTTCGCCATTTGCAGGGTTGTAGCCGTACAAAAGAGCGTTACGTAATTGTTGAGCAATACCTTGGCGAGCAGCTAAACGCATTGCTTGTGGCAAAGCGTAGCCCCATGCACCAGTAGCAGCTTCGTCGAAGTTGTCATACTGAGCACGAGTTTGCAAGCGATAAGTTGCTGTGCTAATCATTGAAGGGATAACAGAAGCCGATGGCAATTGATTAACTTGTGACTGGTTTGCAGACACTTGTGTTGTCAATTGGATCTTTTTAGCGTAAACATAAAGATCAGCCTCGCCTAGACGTGGCATTGGGTTTTCTGTTGCTAAAGTTGTGAATGCACCGGAAGCCAATGAGTATTGCATGATTAACTCAGGCAACATCAAATGTGGGTTAACGGTTACAAATGAAGGAGCGAAACCTGACATAGTGATTTTCCTTTATTAAATTTGTACAAGAACTACGTTTTGGTTATAAACCCAGTTCGCATTTCCAGTTACTGAAGAGTAGCTAACTGTTTTATTACCAGTTGTGCTAACTTTCAATACTTTTACAGGAAGAGCGGCTTGAGTGCCTGGTTGAACTGCTGTAACCCAATTATTTGTGTAATCAAAGTAAACAGTAGTGCTAATTAGTTCACCTTCTAATGACAAAGATGCAGGATCTAGAGCCAAAGGAATACGAGCACCGCTACCAAAACGGTAGAAGTTTACAGACATACCTGGAGAGTACAAAGGTGCTGTACTTTGAGGAGTTGTAATACCAGCATAAGCTTGATTGAATACACAAATACCAGTTGGGTTTGCGCTACCAGTAGCTTGTAGAACTGTTGAACCAAGAGTATCAGTACCAGGTTGTGCTGCTGCACCTGGAGTGAATTCTTGAATAGGAATACCGCCCCAAATTGGAGTAGTTGCTGATGTAGAAAGTACGCCACCAGCAAGTGCGAATTTCACTGCTGGATCGTCTTGTGCATCACCTTGCGTAAAACCTGCGGAGTTTGTATTAAACAAACCAGCCGCGTTAGTTGTTTGCATAGGATTTAAAGAAATTTGTGCTGACATAATTTAATCCTTATTAGCGTTTGTTGTTAAGATGGAACTCTTTAGCTCTCAACGCAGGTACTTTGAATTGGTCTAACCAACCCATACCGCCTTTGAACTTAGTGATTGTGCGGCCAGCGCGATCTTTTTCATGGATCTCAATTTCTTGGTCAGCAGCAAACACGGCTGGAGACTTAGCAGCAGCTAGAGCATCAGCAAAAATTGCTTTCTCAGCGATTGCTAATAACGCAGCATCTTTAATAGAGGCCAAGTTAACATTTTTATAAGAGTCAGAATAAGCTTGCAATGAACGTAATTGACGTTTACGGTAAGCCATTACGCTTTCACCGCTTAGTGGACGTGATGCAGATTTACCGAAAGCGGCCAATACTGAGTCAGCTTTAGCTTGTGCATCAGCATATTCAGCGGCTTCGTCGTCAGCTTTTTTAGCTTCTTCTTCATCGTCGTCATCTTTACGAGCGTCGTCATCATCAGGCTTCATTTCTCCGGCTTTACCTTCTTCTTTGCCTTCGTCAGAGCCTTTAGCATCTTTACGATGTTTCTTAGCGTCGTGTTTCATTTCTTCTTCTTCGTCGTCATCCTTACGGGCGTCGTCGTCGTCTTTTTTAGCTTTTTTAGCTTCTTCTTCATCGTCGTCTTTGCGCTTGTCAGCAGCAGTAACAAGTTTTTCAGCAGGCATATTCTTTTCCATGCTGTCCATACGAGTTGCCAAACCGCTTACCATTTGCATAAGAGCATCAAGTTTGTCGCCTGCGGCATCTGCCTTAGGCTCATTGGTTTTGTCTGTCATTTCAGATACCTCAGGGTTAGTTAATAATACTCCGGCAGGATCGCCACCTTTGTCCCACACCCCCTTAGATCCTCTCTCTTTCGTTACGATAGCGATATGATCTAAAAGGAATGGTACACCTTCAATCAAGAGTGGCTCACCATTCTCAGTTGTAAGTGTAGTGTTTCCAGCAGTATTGTCAAATACTACTGATGGGGATGTGCTAATACCTTCAGGCGATTCGCCCTCTTTGACGATTTGCTCAAAAGCTTTCTCGTCATAAATCTTCGCAATACCCCAAACTTCGTCACCTTTAATGTAAGGCAACATAACACTTCCGATAGCTCTGTCTTTGAATTCTTCTGTATTCAAAACAGCACTTTCAGGATGATCCATAATGACTGTTAGGCCATTACATCTCTGTAAAAATTCTTGATTCAAATAAAGCGATGGGTCACGCCATACGTGCTCGCCAATACTTGAACGATAAGCCAAGCCTGTACCTGTGATGCGAATAGCTAATAAGTGCATATTGGCATATGGTTGTGGGCTTGGTAAATTGCCTTCAGACATCAGTTGAGCTACATCGTGTTCAGTTTTGCAACCTGCAATACGGAACGATAGCTCTAAACCTGGGTGAAGTGGAATTGGTGCATCATCAGGGCGACACCATACATAGCCTGTAGATTCATCGCATAGTTTCACGTGAAACTTCTCTACACCTTTAGCTAAGTAAGTTGCAAACTGACCATCATCGTGAATCATCTCTAGAGGGCCTTCGTACTTCAAGCCTGTTTCTTCTAAAGCTTCACGGCGCGCGGCTTCTTCTAAAGTCTCGCCTTTTTCTTGATGACCGCCTGGTAGACCAAACGTGCCTGGGAAATCTCCACCGTCGCCTCGACGCATCAATAGAGTTTCACCTTCAGGTGTTAAAAATAGAATCCCTGCTGCACGGCCTGCGGGGCCTGCATCTTTATCAATAGGGGCTTCATCATTTTTACCATTGCGAACCATTAGTTCATCGCAATCGTCGGTTTTTTCAGGGGTGCTTAAAACTGTAGCTTCTGCTGGCACTTCATCTTTTCCAATGAACTCTTTACCAACAGCTTGAGGCACTCCACCAAAGCCGCCCGGTGTGTGGGCTGCGGCTTGCATCAATCTTTCTTGAGCGGCACTTTTAGCTGGCATAGGTAATCCTACAGTTATTTCTCGGATTGTATATCTTTTTTACCTTTAGATGTTAAAAATTCTTCAGGTAAATCTTTTATCTTAAAAATATACTTATAACGGCATCGGCAAAACACTTCTTCGCCAGGTGCAGTAATGTTATCAGTATAACCGTAAACAGGCTTAATCAAGCCCTTTTCTGATGCCCAATTGCCTTTAATTAAATATATTTTATCGCTACGTTCTTTGTGGTCTTCACGATAGTTGTAGTTAGCTTGTTGCCAATTGCTTCGCCACATTCCGCCAATAGCTCCCGCATCGACGGCCACAATTTCATTGATGTTATTAATCAATTTATGCGTTTGATCGATAACAACTCGACGCTCTTTAAAATCCAAGCTTGCCAAGTCTTTTCTAATTTCTTTTTTCTCTGCTTTTTTATCGACAGCTTTAGTTCCGCCAATAGGTATCGATGTAGCCCACCCAGAGAACCTCTTTAACATATTATTGATTGATTGTTCACGATTAAACGTAATCAATTGAGCACTTGCCATAATGCGACGGTCTAATTCTGCTCTTAATTTAGGTTTTAGCTTGTCAACAGTGAACTTTGAAACTTGCTTATTGACCAATCCGCCTTTAGTAACAAGTCGAGTGTAAGCCCCGTGTAAGGCACGCTCTACGTGTTTTTGCATTTCGTGCTCAGGAATTAATGACTTTATGGCGGCTTCTTTTAGCCTTTTTACCCATGAATTAAGTCGAGCTTCGTTATCGAAGCCATATTCCATGAATTCGTTAATGGCCTCTGTTAAGAGTTCAAAAAAGGTCACGTTAGTCCTTTGATGGCGGTTCTTTTGGTGCTTCTAACGGTACTGGAGGCTCGTATTCTGCAATAGACTCAATATCCAATTGAAGAGAACTCTTGAACATATCAGGCATTTCATTGACGTTGTTTTGTGCCCACTCAATCACACGTGCACGGTTCTCGCCATCGATAACAGGCAATACGGTACGTAAAATTTCAGTGATACCTTTGAGCTTAACATCATCAATTTTGACCAATTCGCTTGGAGTTTCTTCGATAAGATTTTCCCAAGTTGGGCGGAAGGCATCTTTCCATTGATAGAAAGCGTCTTCGTAGGTCATATTGCCATAAATATCGGGGTATTTTGCCTTGACTGCTTCGTAAAATTCTTTGCTCCAAGCACGATGCATAACGATTTTATCGAAGAAATCAAATAGACTGTGCATATCATTACGAATGCTTGTTACGAATTGAGCGATAGCTTTGCTATCTTCAGTGCCTTCAGCGAATGCGTTGGTGAACGCTTCGTCTTTAAGCAATATAGCAGGGGTGTCAGTTGCTGCCGCAATGTTGGCCACGATGTTGTCACGGGCGGTTGTCATTGCTGTATCTGTGTTATTTAGGTCAATGGATTCGATGTCTTCATCTACATCAATAGATAACACGTTGCCTGTTGTACCTTGTTGCAAGTAGCTTCGTTTGATACCTGCTGCTTTTTGCATCAAATTATTGACAATTGACCCAGCTTGCTTTTGCTTGATAATCAAAAGGCCTGCTTTAGTTGTCACCATGTCATCGGTAATCATAGATTGCACGAATGACTTGAGAGGATATAGGGCACGTTGGAATACTGAACGGCCTGTATAGCCAAAGCCTGATGACTGATAGGCTAAATAAATCGGAGCGTTGTTAAACACCACGCATGAACGACTTGGGTGATACGGTTGTCCTGCCGCGGTGATATATGACTTCGGTTGTTGGAAGTCAGGTGCGTTCGGATTCTGATTGGTTACTACGGAGCCTGCTAAGTTAAGCGGGTCTAGCTTATTGAAGTAGATAGATAGCTCGGGCAATTTCCAAGGGTCAATATACTCATTAGTTGGTATACCTTCAGCGCCAAATACAACGGCTGACACACCATACACTCGTTTCAAATACGTCACGTCACGGATGATATTGGTGGCATCTAATGCGTGCCATTCATCCATAAAAGCTTTGACCAACATATCTTTTGGTTGCATATCCACATTGATGTTGCGTGGTTTTGACAATGCCAATACGATTGGTTTTTCAATGATTTTTGATGCTAGAGGATGGTATTCAAAAATAATTTTGCATAGCTCATAGCCTGCGGGCGTTCCTGGTTCGATGCCATTTTGCTCGTCTAATAGCTGCATCAATTGTGATGGAACCGAGGTGTTGTTGATATCTATACTCGCCATTATCTGCCCTCAAGCTAAATTATTTTGCTCATCATATCAGAACCCAAGTTTATTTCCTAGGGCGATAGCTAATCCATAAACCACACAATCGAGCAAGTCGTCGGCTCGTTTGTTAGCGTCTTTATCACCGATTCTAAAGTTGGATAGCTGAGTGAGCAAGTGATTTCTTGTGGAGCCTTTAATGCTAATCATTTTGTCGTAGGCCCAACCACTAATTTTCATTTTTTCTTGATGAAAATAGCCTGACACGCTAATTGCACGTTCATCTTTACCCGCCTGGCACAGTTTGCTATCAATCTCGTGCACGTTCCACCCTCTATTTCGCCCCTGTTGTAGCAAAATAGAGCCTGCCGCGGTGTCTTCGATAAAAGTTCCGACTACTCCGTGGCGTGCTTTTGTCAATTTAGCCAACTCTTCGAGCCTTGAAAACACGCTCGGTATCCACTTTTCTAGCATAGCACCGTCAATATTGACCGCATCGTAGTCCAAAATAGTGAGCGGAATGCCTAAATGTTCGTTGATAGCGAAGTACACCACGGCTGTTGAGTCATGTTCTTTACCACCTTTTACTGCACAGTCCATCACAGCGAACACGCCGTCGCATCTGTTAGGGTACTCAATCGGCAATTGATTGACTAACATCTTGTCCACGGAGAAGAACGCTACCCCTGACCAATCGACGAACTCAGCTAAATACTCTTGCCTAAACACCATTGGGTGATTGCGTACTCGTTCACGCTCTAACTCTTCAGGCGGTACGTAAGGATTGGTTGATGTCGGTGCATGGAAAGAGTTGAACCCCATAGAGTCTTCGTTACACGCAGCATAGAAAAAATTATCGGGGTCCACACCGTTAGGTGTCGAAAACACCCAGGCAATACCTTTGGTAGTTAGCATCGTTGGCTTGATAGACTTGAACCAAATTTCTTCTTTCATCTGCGGTGATTTAGTAAACCCCGCTTCATCGATTAGCACTAAGTTATATTCGCGGCCACGGCCTGCCAACTCGTTGTCGTTCAATGTCCAAAAGTCAACTTTACCGCCATTGATTAATTTGATTGTTCCGTCATTTCTGTTTGCGGTTTTTACCGCAGGGTCCAACATATCTCGTAAATGATCCCACGGTTCGGCTAACTGTTTGTGCTCAGGAGCAAAAATGCCCACAGACATTTTATTGGTAGCTCCATATCCAGCTAACCATTCTAGAAAACGAGTCTTACCCCAACGTCGCCCGCATCGGGTGACATTTAGTCGTTTTTGTTGTAAAAACAGAGCTTCTTGCCCTGAGTGTAAAACTGGTAATGTGACTCTTCTATCGCTAGTCATTAAGTTTTTAGTTATTCATCAATCTTTGGTATAGGTAGCGTATTTTCAACAATAATGCGAATATCGCTATTTGCATCACTATCTGGTTTAGCAGGTTTCCATCCGTGTATATGCGTCAAAGCAAATGCTGCCGCTTTTGTTTCACCGTTTAAACCATTGCGAATAACTGCGCCGCTCAATCTAGATTCGCATTCTGCTCGTCCAGTATTTATGGCTAGGTCAATTCTTGGGTCAAATTCTTTTAAAGAAGCAAATGTAGTGGGTAAAAGTCCTAGCACTACAGCAATGGATTCTTCTTTTAGACCTCTAAAAGCCGCGTCATATATTTTTTTTAGCTCTAATTCTGTGGCTTCGATTTTATTTACTTTGTAATCAAGGGAAACAATATCGCATGAAGGATTAAACATTTCATCCATATTTGTCTCCTGAAAAAGTTAAATAATTCCAATACTAACATAAAGCTTACAAAGTCAACAAGTTGCTTTTTAATTTATTAATGTAAGGAAATTCCTTACAAGTTGTATTTTTTAAAAAATTTTTTTCAGGATTTGTAAAACTATTTTTTGCATATTGCTAGTAACTAAAAGCCCCCTGATGGTGTGGGTAGAAAGTAATGACCCCCTTTTTCGATTTTGATAGGCAAAAAAACCCCTATAGCTGAAACGCCAGGCAGAATAAGGCTTGCAAGCCGATAAGCCCTGAAGCCCTTATATAATGGGGCTTTTGGGCTAGGCTGCATTCAGATAAAAAGTTAAGGCGGGAAAAGTTAAGGCTAAGGCCTGATTCACATAACGCGCGTTATGTTAAAGAAGAATGAGGCTATTATGGGTCAAATTGTCATAGATTCCATGTAGCACTTAGCAAAATAGAATATAGCATTTAACGGAAAATTTAAAACCAAAGGGGGGCGAGATAAAAAATTACCTCATACCCTCAGCACTTAAAAAACTATCATTTAGCACACCTCAAAATGCACTCATACATAGCCAAAAAATGAAGGGCAACGCTAAAAATTGTCAATTGTCAAATTGTCATACCCTAAAAACTTAGCCCGTGAAATTATGCGTATTTTTACATATTCACTTTTAGAAAATCTAAATAATAAATAAAAATGACAATATAACCCAAAAGCCCCGAATCCCGTATCCTATATGGCCTTTTCGATAGGTCATAACCCATCACCCATTTTTGACAATTCGCCCATACTTTAACCCATAACATAGCCCGATTGTCAAATAGTCATAACCCCCTATTCGCTAGCTAAAAATAAAAAGCAAAAACCGAAATTTAAAGGTAGACATATTGTTACGATTGTCATACTATCTAATAATCAAAAACCACTTAAAAAAGGCCTTAATTATGCAAAATGTTAAAAAACACCCATGCCGCACGGGGGCTATCACTCATATAAAATCATCTGATAAATGGCGCGCCCGAATTATGATAAATGGCGTATATAAGCACATAGGAATGTATAGCACTAGGGACGAAGCCCAAAAGGCGCTGGACAATATTCTTTTCGATATTGCTAATAATCAATATATAGACCTAGACATAATTAAAAAAGCACGATTAGAAAACGCCCAAAAAGATCGAAACGAAGCCCTAGCGGAAAAGATTAACAAGATTCTACAAAATTCGCCCATGGAAAGGGCTAGACGCACCATGCTAGAAAAGTTAGAACATTGGGAAAACTTGAAAAAAGAAAACCTTAACCCAAATAAAAAAGAATGGCAAAAAATAGCCAACGCTAAAAAAGCCTATGATTTGGCGCAAATTGAATATTCAGACTTTTTAAATTATTTGTAAAAAAAGGTAGACATATTGTAAAAAAATGTTTTACAATGAGTTACCAGTTAAATAAAAAGGGGTTTAAAAATGTCTACTAAAGTTTACTTAAAAAAGATTTGCCCATGTTGCACCGAATTGCCTACATGGCATGCGGGCGTTCATTATGGATTTGACGAAGCTAAAAACGAATTAGCAGAGACGCCTTACTACTCATGCGGCGTATGCGGTCACCAAATGCCAAGGCGTATAAATAAAGCTTGCGTACAAAAAAGACAAGCCAAAATTGAAGCGGCTTTTGAAAAATACGGTATTTAAAAAAGGGGTTTAAAAATGCTAAAAAATGTAGATTTTTTTCCAATTCTTTTCGTTTTGGGCGCGGTTTATTTTGTAGGCCTTATGGTTTACGCCTTATCAATTCCAAAAAGGGGTTTAAAAATGTTAAAACTATCAATTAAAAAATTACTACTCATCAATGCAGCGATATTTGTATGCGCTCAGATTGTTTTTTATTTCACTAAATAAGGGGGTTAAAAAATGCAATTCTTATGCACATGGGCGCAAGATAACGGGCGCGGATATTTGGAAAATAAAAGCACCGAAATTGTAGATTCTAGCTTTTTTTGTGAATTCAACGGCTACACCGAACAAGATAGATTCATGCTTGCAAAACTACACAAGGGCGATAGGCTAGACCTATCCGACGGCATAAGCCAATTTCACGAAGTAGAGCGTATATCTTAATTTAAAAAGGGAAAAATTAAAAAATGAAAAATATTAAAAATTATGAAGGCCTTTTGACAATCGTTAAAAAACTGCCTTATAGCCTCAACGGCAATCCACGGTATGAGGCGCAAATTGGCGGGGGGTTTACTAGCGTTACTTTTAAAACCCCCGTCGATAGTAGTTATGGCTATTCAATATCAAATTTTAACGGCAAAAAATGCCGCGTTACTTTGGGTAATCATTACGGGGTTTTAACTTTAAATTCTATTGAAGGGGTGTAAAAATGTTTAATAAAACCAAAAACTTAATTTATACAATGTTGACCACTAGCACGGGCGCGGCTATTTGTGACTCAGGCGATGCTTACGGGCGCCATTGGCAAAAAAATCAGGCCAAGTCATTGGTGGATTTTGAAAACGAACCTAGCCTTACTTTTGAGGTGGATAAATACGAAAAAGATGGGATCACCTCATGGGGTATTTATCCTCATTTTTCTTTATATCATCACCTAGTTAATAATCTAGAATTAGATTCTATATGCGACGAATTCAACGCCCGCCCCGTGGACGACTGGCGCGGGGGCTATTACGGCGTAAGTGACGAAGGCATGGAATGGCTAGAAAATGAGGGGTTTATTCCAAAAGATAAGAGCGAAGGCTTTAATTCTTATAATTGGGATTCGCACTTTTCGCAAGTAGTGCAGGGCCAAATGCTAGAGCACGAACCCACGGGTGAATATTACGTTTTATTACAAATTCATCAAGGGTGCGACGTGCGCGGGGGCTATACAGATGCGAAACTCTTTAAAGTTAAGGACGAATATTTATTTTTATATGAGGCGGGAACCCTTGGCGTGGACGATCCTATCACGGGGCAACATTTAGTTCTTGATTATTGTAATGGCGATATATGCGACGATTGCGGGGGCCTTGCATCAGATGACTATAAAAACCGTATTTGTGAATTATTGGGCGAAGGCGTGCACGAAGGCGTCGCATACAATCAATAAGGGGTAAAAAATGTATTTTCCGAATCCAAAATGCGCTTATTGTGATCCCGCCACTAATTACTTATGCTTTTATTGTGAGGAATTTTTAAAAAATGAGAAGCCAAAAGCACCCTATAGCCTAGAAGACTTATTTTGTAGCGTCGACGATATCGAATCCCAATATCACGGGGGCGAAATTCCAGGGGGCGAAGCCGTCGCCCTACTAAACTTAATTTGTAAGCAATTTTTAATTGATAACTCAAAGGGGTAAAAAATGCCAAGTTTACATAATAAAAGCGGATCATTAACCCGCTACGGGTTAGCGTGCGGATATTTAGAATCAAAAGTAAGCCTAAAAAATGAGGACTATTTGACTTTAGGCCTTGATTGTATATATCACGTTAAGGGCTATAAAAACAATCAGCGAATATGGGAAAGCTTCGACACCCTAACGGGGGCGCGCAAGTTTTATAGATCAATAAGAATTAGATAAGGGGTAAAAAATGAAGACTGATTTTAAAGTGTATAAACGCAAAATTTACGTGTATTACAAAAGAGAAAAGGGCCTTTGTTTTGCATGGGCTACTAATGCCTATAAAACGTGTAGGGACGCAAAAAAGGCCGCGAAAGACTTACACCCTAATTTTGATTTTGTCGCCAATTTTGCAAAGGGTTAGCCATGGAATTATTCAATTTTAAAATCACCTTAAAACACGATAGCGGAAAAATAGCAATTCACACTTACGCGCAAGATATCGCCTCAGCTATCCGCCAAGTTTTACAAAACGAAAAAGCGCCCGAACGCGCCATTATTAAGATTGAAAGGGTTTAAAAATGATACATGAATCAAATATTGCGGACGATATATACGACGTGCTTTTTAAAAATAATCAAAATGAGGTTATGGATTTTTTATCAGAATTTCCCTTCGCTTATGTGGATATATCTAAAGCGGCTATCTTTTTAGGAAAAGAAGACAATGAGCCAATTTTTAAAATTACCGTTGAAAGGGTTTAAAAATGGCATATTCAGATTTTAAGCCTAAGGCTACTCAATACCTCATACGCTATAAATTAAGGGGGGAAGAGTTAAGCCTTTATATGACCTCATACACTAGCGCTAAGTTATTCATTAAACGCTATGGCGGAACGATAACCCCCGTATAGCCTAAAAATTATCAGTTAAAAAGCCCCGCCATTTTGCTGCGGGGTTTTTTGGCGGGTAATTTTGCCCGATATAAGCCCCTCATTGATTGTATGAGGGGTACTATCACGTTATCAAAGGGGTTAAAAATGACATTAATCGAAGCCATAGCCAATATGGGTATTGTTGAAGCCAAGGCGATAAAAGCATACGAAACGAAGCGCAAGAATGAGTTAAAACGGGTAAAACGGCAATTTCCAAAAGGCCTTGATAATAACCCCGCCCGCTATATAGCGGAATTTATAAGCCTTAATCACTTGCACAATTAAATAAGCCCCCTTATTGGGGGTTTTTTTAGTAGTTTTTTCTGAGGGTTTAAACCCCTGGCGGATTGTTGCGCCCTCAAAAAAGACTTAATTCAAAACTTTAGATTTTAGACCTAAGGCTATGATTCTATTGTGTTTTATTTTTTAAGTTAAAGTTAATTTTTATGTTAAGGTGCTAAGTGTATGATTTTATTGATATAAAGTTTCGTGTAAGTTTTGTAAGCTTTAGTAAGTTTCGTGTAAGCTTACAATTCTTACGTGAAACTTACAAAAACTTACGTGAAACTTACAAAACTCGAAAAATTTGCGAAAAACGGCCAAAAACCCAAAAAAATGGCCATTTGCGAAGGGGTCTACGCAAATGGCCGAACTGCCAGGGAAAATGAGTGGGTAAGAAAAACCTGGCAGAAGGAAAAACTATACGTTACTTGCTAGAAGGGCGCCCACCCAACTTGCCATTGCTACGGGATGCAGACTCTTTAGCAGGGGTTGTAGACTTACCGCCCTTCTGTCCCAAAGCTTTAGCTGCGGCAGATAGGTCTCTATATCTGATAGCCCCTGAATCGTTGCGTGTTGAATTGCTCATGTGTGTATCTCCAAGTAATTAACCTAACCGATTGGCTTCTTATACCTAAAGGCTTAGGCTGATAGTGCTTACTAACCTAAGCGCTCGGCTTCTTTGGCCTACCGCCTAGTTTACCATTAGCTCTCGATGCTTCTTGTTTAGCTAATGATGTTGAACTGCCGCCTATCTTACCACTGTTAGCTAAATTATCGTAGCGTTCTTTACGGATATCTTCAGTCCATTTCTTTCTGTATGCACTACCTTTGTATATACATTGGTTAACAAGCGGATGCCCCATGTCTTTAAAACAATCGATTAATAGCTGTTCATGTGACGATGCCTCTTCATCAGTCATCCATTGAGCTACTTCTTCGGCAAACCATTGTCTATCTTTAATGGCCTCATGCCAGGCTTTATTTCTGCCACGCTGACTATTCATACGGCTTTTACGAACTGCCATACCAACATAGAACACCTTGCCCGTATCCATAAATCGATGAATGTATGTGTAGTAGCTCATTTCTCACTCGCTTTCTTTAACCAACTCAACATCTACCCATTGACCAGCGCTTCCTGATGGGCTATTAGCAATACATACATCAAACTCTGTGCTGTGCCACCATTGTTGTAATACTTTACGATTGTCCTTCTCTACAAATCTAAGGTAATTTGTTGGATTCATTTCTCACTCCAAAATTAAAAGCGATTAACTGACAAAATAAGCGATATTGCTCTAGGTGTGTTTGATTGTCCTTATGTGTTTTTTCAATTTCTTCTGAAAATTCATTGACAGTTCCACTAAAACATCCACAATTTACCCTAACACCTAAATTTTTATCAATGTGTGATGTAGTAAAGCGACCTGTTGATTTAGCAGGCCCAATAAGTAGCCATTGAACATTATTCTCAATAGTAGCATCGCCAGACACCCAAGCATCGCCAGATACCTGAGCATTACCATACACCCGAGCATTACCATACACCCGAGCATTACCATACACACAAGCATTGCCATACACCCGAGCATCGCCATACACCCGAGCATCGCCATACACCCAAGCATCGCCAGACACCCGAGCATTGTCATACACACAAGCATTGTCATACACACAAGAATCGCCATACACCCAAGCATCGCCAGACACCTGAGCATTACCATACACCCGAGCATTACCAGACACCCGAGCATTACCAGACACCCAAGCATCGCTAGACACCTGAGCATTACCATACACCCGAGCATTACCATACACCCGAGCATTACCAGACACCCAAGCATCGCTAGACTGGTCTAAATTTTTTTCGCTTTCAATGTAGCCACCTAAATCACCAGTAGATACCAATGAACCAATAGAAACTAAAGCCTTAATACGCTTTAAAGTTTTTCCACCCAAAAAAATTTTATCGTTATCTAACATTTCGTATTTTTTGTTCATTTCTCACTCGCTTTCTTTAGTATTGCTCTAGCAAATAAAATCCACATATCTCTGTCATCTTTACATTCAAGAGTTGTGCTCCATCTTGTTTCAAGTATTTCCTCATCACTTAATTGCTTTGGTTCTGTGTAAAGCGGTGTATCAAAATAATCATCTTTTACTGGACTTAATGAAGTAAGTTCATAAGTTATAGTCTCGACTTCAAGGCTATACTTACTTATCCATGCAACAGGTTCTTGTTTCATCATGCACTCTTCTTCATCTCTAATACAACAGCCTTAGGCGGTGTTACTTCTTCTACCATGCGTCGTAAGTCTGACTTGGTGTACTTAGGATCAAGGTCAGGTGCTTTAAAGATGTGCTTCTTATTAGAGAAATCAGCCGATGCAATACGGCCACAGTCAACCCAACCCGCCTCTTTCAAAGCATGAAGCAATGCGGACTGTGGAACCTTCACACCAGACGGAGCCAAGCCTGCTAACTTATCGCACACTGCATGGAACGGACTGCCGATAACACCTTTAGCAAACTCGCCTATACGCTTATGAAGCATATCCACAATGAATGACTCAGCCATAGAACGACCATGCTCAATCAAATTCATCTTGAACTCAGTCATAGCAGGCGATGCACCAGGATTGAATGCGGATACGTCACGTGCATACAAGTACGATGCAATCTGCTCAAAGCCACCAAGGTGGAACCAATCCCAAATGGCTTTACCTTCATGGTCTCCCATGCGTGGTGACTCAGAACTGATAGCAAACCAACGTCGATCTTGTGATGCCAGAGAAATAGGCACCGCTTCATTCGAGAACGCAAGAACAAATAGGCGGTTCGCCATTTGGTAGGGGTGCATCCCCTTACGATTGATGTCTAACATCTCAGGAGGTGCAGCAATGATAGGCTTGAGCTTATTAGCCAATGCCCTGCGAGTTGCGGCATCAGGCTCTTTCAACTCGTTGATGATAAGAATCTCGGATTCTAAGTTGTAGCCCCATTGAGAATGAATGCTATCGCTATCCATGTAGCCACGGTTCTTTAAATGCGGGCCACACACAGACCAAATAAACGGCGCCCACATCGTATCCTTACCGCAACCCTCATCGCCTACGTGCAACACGGCATGGTTAATCTTGATGTGCGGTTTTTGTAGCTTAAATGCCATAATGTCTAGAACGTGATTACGTTCCACTTCATCAGTAATCAAACGCTCAACCAATTCAAGCCATGGGCTGATGTCAGTAACTTCAACGTGTCTTACTTGTGGGCGAGCATCTACCCAACGATTGCCGTATAAAGCACCATGGCGACCTACCATCACTGATTCGCCTGCTGCGTAAGTTAAACCACGTACAGACTTGGCTTGATGTGCCTGGCGATTCTCGTCATAACAGATAGAAGCTTCAATCTTACGGCCTGTATGAATAGACTTGCAAGAGATATGGCGATACAAAGCATTGAATGTACCGCGGCTGATGTCTCGACGCTCTTGTAAATCAAAGTACGCATCGTCATCTTCAACATATACGAATCGATCATACCATTCGGTCTTTTCAATACGGCCTAATTCTTTACGCTCTATCTCCGCAATAATGCTGTCAGAGGTAGCTTGAAACATATCTGATGGGGTTAGCTTTTCGAGAGCTTTACCCATCACCTCCTGCATCAATTCAGCACGCACACCTGGTTGGTGATTCGGGCCATTGTTTTCAGCAACCCATGCTAAATATGCACGTGAGTCGATGTCTGCACAATGCTCGTGGTAACAGCAATAAGCACGGTTGACAGGGTGATAACGACCCATAGGATTACCATCAGAATGCTGTGCATTATTCGGGCATACAACTCCGTACCATCCTGTTGTGTTGGCATTTTCAAGTAGCATCCCCTGGTCACTAACCCATTGCAACACATCGTCGTCCCCGTCATCGGACAAAGAGATGATTCTTTGGGAGGTGGTGTCTGCTTCACCTGGGGTGACATCAAGGGCATGGCATATCTCATCTAAAGTAAAGTCACGGTCAGGGTGGAACTCCACCAAGCGTGACACAAAGTTATTTCTACCTGGCTTCAAATTAATAGAGCCTGGCAAACGGAAGTTACGCACGGCATTGATGGCTCCGCCATCGGTATAGCCTGCGTCTGCAATCGCTTTAATCGCGGCAGTGAAAGCACCTTTCGTTGGTTGCTCATTCACATCAAAAATATAGCCCCACTGATAGTTCTCAGGCGAAGTCTCAATAATCCATGTAGGCTCTAATGGAGGTCTGCGTGACTTTGTGCCAATGTCATCTAGCACCATCACTAGCACATACTCGCAGTTGGAGGCAGATGCTGATAGCCTGCCATTCTCAAAGCGTTCTAGAATGAATGAGCCTGTGTTGGCATACCAAGCTTGCTCAGGTTTCCATTTAGATGGCAAAAACGCAGGCCATGAATATTTTAAAGTTCCGTCACCATAAGTTAATTGTTTGCCATCGTGCATGATGGGCTTTTGACGGGTTAGTAATAGGGTTTCACCTTCAGCAGGCAATGTAGATAGGTATTCAATAAATTCTATTGGTGATACAATTTTGTCAGCCATTTAAGTCCTCTAGCTTTATTTGGTTAAAAAAGGTCTGTACATTAAGGTGTTCAGACCTTTTTGCTATTATTCTTGTACGTGCTTCCAAACTTTTCTTTTTTTGATAGCACAGATATGCGCGGAAGTAACATCATACTCCGATGCTAAATCTTTATTTGGCTTTTTACTGCGTAATATCTTAACAACATCTTTTTCCTTTATTTTTGCCATAGGATGTGTATCACCTTTAAGCCTATGTCCATGCTTTTCTGTATCTAAATGATTTTCCGCAGGTGTTCCATAACGCAAATTAGTATAGTGGTTATTAGCTTTGTTACCGTCGTTATGCAATACATGAAGGCCAATAGGGCATTCCCCTAAAAAAGCCCTTGCCACTAATCTATGAATGCTGATTTGAGGTCTATGAACTCCATTAGTTAAAGTTACGCACATATATCCGTTTTGTTTACGTACTAAGGATAAGATACGTCCCTTACGTATAGCTGTCTTATTGTTTTTAGCCCCTACTACCATATCTTTAGACTTGACATGGCCGTATTCACTGATTGAATATCTTTTTTCCCATCCAGGTATATCAACCCATTTCATTTGCCGTACCTTTGCATTATTTTTACTTCTACGTTAAGTGGTAAATCAAGACACCAAGGCGGAGGATCACACATTATTTCAGTTAACCGTTGCTTTGCATACCTTGCTTTATCTTCGTCGCATTCCAATACAATTTCGTCATGCACTGTAAGTATGACATCAAAGTTTTCTTTTTGCAACTCCCTTAGTGAATGCCTCAAGATATCATTCGCTGCGGCTTGGGTGATGTTCTCGCAGGCTAATCCTTTCCACAAACGAGCACGTGGCCATTCTTTTGCGTCTGCTGCGGGCTTCCAAGAAGCTTTGGCATAGCTCACCCCATCCGAATCGAGTTTGGCATAGGGGTAGTTTAATATACGACCACTCGGAAGTGCATACCAAAGATGCAATCCATCGTAGAAATAAGTTACTCGACCTGCTGAGAATTCTGTGTTAGGGTTTCTTAACGCCCTCGTATACGCTTGTTCAAGTTCAGACCAATAGTCAACAGCCCATTGATTAGCACGCCTCCAAGCACTAACGGTGCGACGAGCATCAGACTCAGGAAGCACAATGCCGTAATTACGGCCCATTGCAGCAAAAGCCCCAATACCACCGCCGTACCCACAAGATAAAATAGCGACCTTACCAATCTGCCTTTGGGCATCTTGAATCTCCTCTTCTTTCATATGAAAAATACCCGCCGCTTCACGAATATAAATATCACGGCCAGACCTAAATACATCTAATACATCTTCTGCATCGGGTTGATTAGATAGCCATGGATTCGCCCGTGCTTCAATCGCAGACCAATCGGCTACGACTAAATGCTTGCCTTTGGATGGCATCATGGCAGGTCTTAACATCCCTTTTAATACATCAGTGACCCGCTTGCCATACTTGGGAACAATTATCTCGTTAGAGACCATTGAATTTCGTACATCATCGGGCTGTTTAGCGCACTTTCTAGTGAAGTTGTGTACTTGTAGCCCAAAACTCGATGCCCGCCCTGTAGCACTCCCACCATTGAATACGAAGGCACCTCTAACTCGGTGGTCTTCAATATCGGCCAACTCTGCCATTCGTTTGAACTTCGCCACGGAAGACGCCCATAAATCGTCGGCACATTGAATAACATCCGCCACGTTGGCAGGAACTTCATCGGGGTTTTCGTCTGCGAAGATAAGCAAGTTGGCTCTGACGGATTTATCGATTGAATATTTCTTTTCTCCATCTACGTACTTCTCCATTAGTTTTTTGGCTTCATCGCCAACACGGGCCAATACCCATTCACGCATCTTAGGACTGCGCACACTTGCTATTTCGCCCTCAGTGATATCAGCAACCAACTCTTCAATCTCAACCAACTCATCAGTTGCATAACGCAACGCTGATTCAGCCAATGGCACATCAACTAGCACACCTCGATCATTGATACGCTCATTGACATGATAGTCTGTAAGTTCCGTGTCAGATAACTGTCGCATCGCATCGGAAATAGCACGCATAGCACGAACGTCTTGTTCGCAATAGCGAATCATCTCAGCCATTAGCTCAGAATCGTTGTTAAACGAGCCGTCAGCACGTGGAATAGATAGCAGACGTATCAATTGTTGTCCTCGGTGGTCTTTCTTCATAGAGACCCCTGCAAAGCGGCCTACGTCTTCTAGTGAACCAGGAGCACAATTGGCTCTTGCTTGTGCGGCAGTGCAATAAAACTGTTCAAGCTTGAAATCAATTTGTAAGACATACCAAAATATGAGACGTTCAAAGGCGGCATTGTGTGCACGTATTTGCCCTTTGAAGTTACGCACTTCTTCAGGGAATGGCTCAGTCGGTATCCAAGTGGATACATCTCCATCATCAAAGGCATAACTCATGCACAAGACTTCCGTGGAGAGGTCTTGTGCATAGTTATACACACCTTGCGTTAATAGATTGCACCGACTTCGGGTTTCAAAGTCTAACCAAAGAATCATTTTTTATCTTCTGTCTTTGGCTTTGATGTTTTCAATGTAGGAAAAATGACACCGATATTAACTTCGGCCATCTTTAGCATCGCCATACGCACTTGGTTGATGGCTCTGCGTTCTACGATAGTTCTTTGTGGTTTAATCTTTTTCATTTTATTTTCCTCTAGAAAATTAGGTAGGGCTACTCGCTGCATCTGTAACACTTGGATAGTCACCTTGAAGTCTGCGATCCTCTTCGGTAGTTATCAGCATCCGCTTTTGCCCCTATTCATTAAACCGCTGCTCTACGACGACGAGCAGGTTGTTCAACAGCTTCAGCTTCTACTTTTGCAGGAGCTTCAGCTTTAGCTTCATCTTTAGAGTCTTCTAGCAACTCAGGTGCTTCGCCATCCATTGAAATCCATTCAATGATGTTAAACACAGGAGTGTAGATACGGCCATAAGACTTGTGCGTGTAGTGATCTTTACCTAAACTCACAACGGCTACAGGTGTTGATGGGTCTTCTTCGATGTGGTTAGCAATTGCAATACCCAACTCTTGAACGGCACGCTTACCGCCAACAGAAGTTACTGTGTATTTAGCTTCCATACCTTTGTCATCGCCATTCAAGCATTTGATGGCCATACCAACTTGAGCTTCCCAACCACGTTTAGCACCCTTAGGAGCTTCTTCCAATTCAGGCAATGGCTGAGAAATACCAACCATTTTCTCGCCCAATACATCACCGTCGCCCCAAGCAATAAAACCGTGAACGAAGCTGAATGGATTGATAGCCCATTGTGAACCTTCTTGAATTTCTGTTTGGTCTGCACCGAATACCCAGTGACCAGTTTTATCCATCTTGATAATAACGCTACCACCATTGTCGGCAACCTTTGGAAGGTTAGCTTTCAATGCTGAAGCCATATCTTTAACGGCTGGAAGACCTGCTGATTTGAATGTTGTTAAATTTGACATTACTGTATTTCCTTACTTTAGTTTAGTTTAGAGAGGGCTTCAGTTAACTGTTGCCCGATTTGTAGCATCTTAGGTCTAGGGTCAGACTCAAGTGCCATGGTACTACCCGAAGAGATAGAAACAACTAGCTCTTTAGGTAATTCTTTACCGTGCTTTTTAAGCACTTTTTCAGCCTGCGCAGGCGAAATAATCTTTGATGTCATAGCTTCAGACTCATCGATATTAAATTCATTAAACATCTTGATTGCATCTTGCTCATTGAGCCATTGACGTGTTCCACGTTTAGCAACCAATTTCCAACCAGGGATTTCTTTACCGTTCTCCATGGCTTGATGGGCTAATGCACGTAGGTCTGTAATCCATTGTTCGAGAAGATCAGCGTTTTTTAAGTATCCCCCGATATGGGCGGCGTCCAACTTTTCTACCTGAAGTTTCAACGCTCTGTCCACCGCCCCTGTCATTTTTGGGCAGATAGGCTTCGCGGCACACCAACGGCAATGCTCACCGTGTTGCAAAGTTGGATTGTTACCTTCAGCTTCACGTACAGCCGCGGCTAAATCTTGTTCAAATTCTTTGATGCGTGCAGGTGTTGTTGTCCAACGACGAATCTCAGGAGGCTGAATAATAACAACTTCAATCTCATCGATGTCTTCAAACACCCATTGCACTTCAGGAGTTCTCATCGCGGCAGAGGCATAGAACATCGCTTGGTCATTCTCTTCAGCATTCACAATCACACCTGAGCCGAACTTCCAATCTAATACGATGGCTTTACGGCCAATCTTACCTAGCACGTCAGCAGAGCCGAATACACCTGGCAAGAAGTTACCAAAGTTCACATAGCTTTCTACCACGAAATCCATGGTCATATCAGGATCCACTTGATTAAGCAATTCAAGTGCAGGAAAAATCTTCTCTTCAAGCAATGTCTGATCCATCGTGTAGTTCTTATACTTCATGCCAAGAACATCAGTAGGCTTTAAGTTTTTATCAAGAATATCAGCGATTGCATTATGACAAAGTGTACCTTTATCAGCGTGTTCGCTAGATGGTTTAGGAGGCATCTGTGCACATAACGCAACAGAGCCTGGACAATTGATAACTCGTTTAGCAGTTGAACCGCCAACGATTGCCGAGTGTTGAGTAGCCATTTTTTACCTTTAATTTAATTTACTGTTTGAGTTCACAGTATACACATAAAAAACTATTTGACACAATTATTTTTTATGTAATATACTTTTTTACATGAAAGAAAAAGAGATAGAAGACTATTTTGTTTGGAAGGTTGCCATGATACACGGAAAAACTTACAAGTTTAAATCTGTGAACCAACGTGGCGTATCAGATCAAATTGCTTGTTTGCCTAACGGTCAAACGTGGTTTGTGGAATTGAAAAGGCCGAAAGGCGGAAAGGTGTCAGAACTACAAAAACTATTTGGGGAAAACATGAAAGCGTTAAATCAAAAATATGTGCTATTAACAACAAAAGAAGAAATAGATGAATGGGAAAAGAATCTATGAAATACCTATCTGTATGCTCAGGCATTGAAGCGGCATCCGTAGCGTGGCATGACCTAGGGTGGGAACCCGTAGCTTTCAGTGAGATTGAGAAATTTCCGAGTGCAGTGTTGGCTCATCATTATCCAAATGTTCCTAATCTTGGGGACATGACTAAATATAAGGAGTGGAATCTTGAACACATCGACATCCTCGTTGGAGGAACCCCGTGCCAATCATTTAGCGTGGCAGGCCTTAGAAAAGGGCTTGAAGACCCCCGTGGAAACCTTGCCCTTACCTATGTTGGAATTCTTGATAAGTTTAGACCCAAGTGGTTCATTTGGGAAAACGTGCCTGGTGTCCTCAGTTCAGGAGACGGACGGGACTTTGGTTCCTTCCTCGGGGCGGTGGCCGAACTCGGGTATGGGTTCGCATATCGGGTGCTTGACGCTCAACACTTCGGAGTTGCCCAGCGACGCCGTAGAGTGTTTGTTGTCGGACATCTTGGAGACTGGAAACCTGCCGCAGAGGTATTATTTGAGTCCAGTAGCTTGTGCGGGAATACTAAAAAGAGCCGAACGAAGAGGGAAGCAGTTGCCGGCTATGTTGAAAGCAGCTTTGGACAATACCGTGAAGACAGCATCGGAGGAACTCTTAAAGCAAGCGGAGGCGTCCTAAGCGGAGGCTCAGAAACATTTGTGACTCAAGTGTTTGAAAACCACCCTGCTGATAGCCGAGTCAAAGAGATGGGCGATGTATGCCAAACCGTGACTAGCCGTTGGGGTACAGGCGGTGGCAATGTGCCGTTGGCTGTGTCTGTTGGATGCGATACCTATAACGGCCTTATCACAGGTGATAAAGCTTCTACTATGACTGCTGAAATGGCTAGTGCATCGCATAGTGGCCCTAAAGTATTAGAAACGGTTGCTTACGCTGTTCAAGGCTCCATGATTAATCGTCAAGACCACAACGGTCCACAAGGCGATGGTATTAATGAAGAAATTAGTTTTACTTTAAATACTATTGATCGCCATGCAGTCGCTCACGCAACTCCTGTTGGCTCTTCTGATTTATCAGGCACTCTACGCGCTAATCCAGGTAGCGGATGGAGAAGCAATGGCACCCCTGTAGAAGGTGTGGCTATTTATGAAACAGCCGTTCGCAGATTGACCCCTGTGGAATGTGAAAGATTGCAAGGCTTTCCTGATGGCTATACTGATATCAAGCCAAAAGGCAAAGATACACCTGATGGCCCACGCTATAAAGCATTGGGCAACTCAATGGCCGTTCCTGTGATGCGTCATATCGGTGAGCGTATTGCCAAGCATGGGCGAGTTGTAGATTTATTCGGTGACTTGGTATGAAATTAAGAGATTACCAAGAACAAGCCGTTGACTTTATCTATGAGCGTGATAAAGCGATGATTCTTGCATCCGTAGGTGCAGGCAAGACCGCCATATCTTTGACAGGTATGCGAGATATGCTAAAAGATGGTCACGTCAAGCGTTGGATAGTCTTTGCACCTAAACGTGTATGTACAAACACATGGCCGACTGAGAAAGAACTATGGGCACCTGAGCTTAAATTAGCTTTAGCCTTGGGCACTCCAAAACAACGCCAAGCGGCCTTTGATTCTGATGCGAATGTGGTAGTTATCAATTACGATAATATTCAAACCTTGGACGATTTATCGAGTTTTGATGGGGTCGTATTTGATGAGTTGACTAAACTAAAAAATCCTTCAGGTAAACGCTTTAAGCACTTGGAGAAATTGATTAAGCATATCAATATCCGTTGGGGTTTAACAGGCTCATTCACAAGCAATGGCTTAGAAGACGTGTTTGGTCAATGTAAAGTAGTCGATCAATCGCTTTTAGGCCGTAGCAAGGGTGCATTCCAACAACGCTATTTCGTTTGTATCAACCGTGATTTCGGTGAGTGGGAGCCAAGAGTCGGGTCTTTAGAAGCTGTTATGCAAACTATCAAGCCTGCCACATTCTTATTGGATAACAGCGAATATAAAGATAAGTTACCGCCATTGCACACCGTTGAATTGCGTTGCGACTTGCCTAATCGTGAGCCTTACGAGAAGATGAAGAAAGACTTTGTGGTGCAATTCCCTGATGCTCAGGCTATTGCGGCCAATGCCGCGGTAGTGACTCAGAAGCTTCAGCAGATGTCATCGGGCTTTGTTTACGATACAACTAAAGAAGCCAATCCTGATGCACCTGGCAAATTCATTATGACTAAGCGCCCGATATGGTTTTCCAACCATCGGTTCGAGTTGTTAGATGACTTGCTAGAAGAAAATCAGCACGCTAATACCATCATTGTTTACAACTACGAAGAAGAGTTGGCTGAGTTAAAGCGTCGGTATCCACAAGCGGAAACGATTGACGCTCATCAAGTAGTAGATCGATGGAACGATGGCAAAGTCGAGTTGCTATTGATTCACCCTAAGTCCGCAGGGCATGGGCTGAATTTGCAGTATGGCGGTAATAAGATTGTCTTCTTATCGTTGCCTTGGAGTTTGGAGTTGTTTGAACAAACTGTAGGGCGTTTACACCGTGGCGGACAGAAGCATGATGTCTGGTGCTACATCTTATTAACAAACAAAACAATTGATGAAAAGGTATGGGCGGCTCTTGCAGACAAACGTGCTATTTCAGATATTGCCTTAGAGGAATTGAAATGACATCAACAAGATTGATTAACTTAAAAGCCAAACTCAAAGCCGCTAAAGCTGAGTTAAAGATTAGAACAAGAACACGCAATGAAGTTGTGCGTAACCATGAGAAATTAGTAAAAACAGTTGCTGAATTGGAGAAGAAAATTGAGAAATTTAACTTGGCGAAGCCTTAACGAATTGCTGTATACAAAGACCGAAGAAGAAGTTTTAGCTATGCTTAAAGACGAGTGCAACGGAGAAAAGCGTTCATCAGTTATTGAACGCTTACATCAACGCTATACAACTCTAAGAGCATCCCGTGAACGTATTGAATTATTACAAGAGGCTAGAAAACTATGAACCTAAATGACCGCAGTTTATTAAAACAAATGATTCAAGCAGGCAGATTTAATAGTGAGATTTATGACTTGTTATGCCAAGATAACGTCGAGCGTTCGAGAGAGAAAATAGAAGCTATGGGCGACAAGTGGTGCTGTCATCCATCTAACTCTGTCAAACGTCTCGATGTTCCTTTACCACTGTTAAATGATGCTAGAAATAGCAAAGTGTTAAGG